TGGCTGGGTTGCTGCTTCAAGTCGTATCTCCATACCCAACCTTGACTATGTTAAATATCACTTAGAGTATAACGACCGTATCAAATACTATTTTGGTACAATGAAAGGTCGTAAATGGACTGAAGATGATATTGAATTAGCTAATGGTTGTAAACTCGTATCAAAATCAAACCTTTCTGGTATACGTGGAGCTGCCAAGCTCCATAAGCGTTACGAACTTGTAGTGCTTGATGATTTTGAGGACGAAACCAATACATTAACACCAGACTCTAGGTCTAAGATTGCCAACCTTGTAACAGCAGTTGTATTCCCAGCATTGGAGCCAAAGACAGGTAGACTACGTATAAATGGTACTCCTGTTCACTTTGACTCTTTTATTCAGAGAATACTTGTAGGTTATGAACAAGCCATGAAAGAAGGTAAAGATTATTCATGGGATGTTGTAACACATAAAGCAGTTCAAGAAGATGGTACAGCATTATGGCCCAGTTGGTTTGGACATAAAGAGCTTGAGCGTAAGAAGAAATTCTATGCTGACTCAGGCACACCACAAAAGTTTTATCAAGAATATATGATGGAGGTTCAGAGTGAAGAAGATTCAATCTTTAGAAGAGACCATATACGTTATTGGGATGGTATATTTAAGCACGATGACGATTCCGGGCTTAATCTATTAAAGGTCACAGACCGTAATGGAATCGCAGTTGAGGAAGACTGGCGACCAGTTAATGTCTTTGTTGGCGTTGACCCTGCCACAGATTCTATAAGACGAGACGCTGATTTCTCTGTAATGCAACCAGTGGCAGTAGACTCAGATAATATGATATATACGCTAGACCCAATTCGCAAAAGGTCTTTACCAGTACTGGGTATTCCCGGCTCTGATAAACCCGGTATTGTTGACTATATGTTCAATATGTCAAGCACATACCACCCTAATTTGTTTGTGATTGAGGACACCAGCATGTCAAAACCAGTTATCCAAGCAGTACGTTCAGAGATGATGAGACGTAACAACTGGTCACTACCATTCAGGCCGGAGAAACCCGGTAATCACATGTCTAAGAGAGATAGAATACAAGGCATACTGGAACCCCGACTACCTGTTGGGCAACTTCATATCAAGAAGAACCATTATGACCTTCAGCGAGAAATTTTAACCTTCGGCCCACGTATGGCACATGATGATACTATTGATGCCTTGGCGTATGCCATCAAGTTCGCACATCCACCGAATGCGAAGAAGGATGCAGATAGCGGTGAATATGTATCATTTAAACCAAAACCCAGAGATTGGGTTACAAGTTAGGAGATAACTATGCTAGGAATTAGTCGCTTTAATTTTCAACATGCGCTTAATGTCATCGCATCCAAAGGGATGTTGATTGCTGCAAACCTTATCCCCGGTTGGGAAGTGAGCCATAAGTTTGGTCATAACACTGCCGTAGGGACTTCCTTTTTGGATATAGATGCTGTACCAGTAGATTGGTCTGCGTGGACTGCTGATTCAGTCGTGAAGATTACGTCAGCCTCAACAGCAGATGATGTCGGCAGTACAGGAGCCACATCGGTAATTGTGTATGGCTTTAACTTTGCAGGAGACAAAGTGCAGGAAACAGTAGCTATGGATGGTCGGACTACCGTATTAACAACAGCATTATTTTACCGTATTTATAGGCTAAGAGTTATTGCTGCTGGTAGTGGTGGAACAAATGCAGGAATCATCTATGCGGGAACTGGAACAGTCACCACTGGTGTACCAGCGACTGTATATTACAGTATCCCAATCGGTTATGGTCAGTCAATGGGAACACATGCTCACGTACCTTTTGGGCATAAAGCATATATCATGTCTGTTCATGCTACCACAAATGATACAAAGGGTTTAATTGCTCGTATCCATGCACATGCTTATGGTGAAGTTGAGAATGTGAAACACGAATTAGCTGGCTATGCTGGCTCTAGTGTGCCTTACACATTTGACCCACCTAAAAGAATAGATGGTCGTGCAGACATTCATTTGGATGCAAAGGCTTCTGCCTCTGGTGCTCATGTGGCTGGTGGATTTTCAATGGTAGTTATTAAAGACAGTAGAGTAAGAAACTAGGAGTAAATTATGGCACGAGAGAAGAAATCTACGCAAATTAGGCAACTGTTCAATATATCGAATGGTCAAAACCGCCATCAGTGGCGCAAGATTAATGTGCGTGGCAATGACTTCGCTCACGATGTCCAACTTACAGAGAGTCAGATTGATGACTTAAAAGCACAAGGAATGCCTTATCACACCGTTAATCGCATCTTGCCAGTTGTGGAAATGCTCAATTTCTATGCGACAGCGAACAATCCTCGCTGGCGGGCTGTGGGTGTGGAAGGGTCTGATTCTGCGGTTGCTGCGGTTTTCAGTAGTCTCTCTGAATATGTCTGGCATTTGTCAGATGGTCAAACCAAATATGGCAATGTAATCAATGACTCAATAACAAAGAGTCTTGGTTATATGATATGTTCAGTTGACACAGATATGGACGACGGAGCAGGCGAAGTAGTATTAGACACAGTACATCCTTGGGATGTCTTTCCAGACCCCAAAAGTCGAGATATGTTATTTCGTGATGCTGGCTATATTTTTATTAGAAAGCTTTTACCTAAATCGTATCTCATTAGAATGTTCCCAAATTATCAAGCCAAGATTAAAAAGGCTACTGGGAATGACTCTAATTATTATGACACAAGCGAAAAAGAGATTGGTGGTGACCAGCATCTGTTCAATCCACATGATGATTATGGGATGTCAGATGTTATCAACCCCGATGGTACACATGAACAACTTATCGAATACTTTGAAATGTATGAGAAGATTAGAGTTCCTTATGTGAACGTCTTTTACCGCAAACCTCTTACTAAGGCACAACTCAAGCAGGCTCAACAGGCTGCGAAGGTTTACCAGCAAGAGATTACTCAGGAAATGCAAGTTCAGTTAATGGAACAACAGCAACAGATGATGCAAGCCGTGCAGGAAGGCAAAATGCTTCAAGCCCGTATGGACTTGGAAATGCAGAAGGCTCAGAAGATGGCTGAACAACAGATTCAAGTTGCAGTGCAGGAACACATGAGTAAGGTTCAGGCTGAACTATCTAAGATTGAGAATAAGATAGTGTCTCAAAAAGAGTATGATAAATTGGCTAGCGTGGCGAAATTTGCGAAGCAAATTGTCGACGCTATCAAGTTCAACGGCACACGAATCAGACAGACTGTCATGGTCGGTGATATTGTGCTATGGGAAAAAGTTCTTCATGAAAGAGTGACTGAATATCCTATTGTTCCCTTCCATTACAAATGGACTGGTACGCCTTTCCCAATGTCGGCTGTAAGCCCACTGGTAGGTAAACAGATGGAAATCAATAAGATGCACCAGTTGCTTATCCATAACGCTACGCTGGGTTCTTCCTTGCGATGGATATATGAAGAAGGAACGATTGATGCTAGAGTTTGGGAGAAATATTCAGCTAGTCCCGGCGCACTTTTACCAGTTAAGCCCGGAGCTGAAAAGGCCCCACAACCTGTATTGCCAGCACAGTTACCCAACGCATTCTTCACTCTGATACAGAATGATAAGAATGACATGGAGTATCTAGCGGGAATTTACGCTAGTATGCAAGGTGACACAAGTTCACAGCATGAAACGTTTAGAGGGATGCTTGCCCTTGATGAGTATGGCACTCGACGAATCAAGCAATGGATGAAACAGTCGATAGAACCTTCTTTACGTCAACTAGGGAAGATTATACTTCAGTTCACCCAAGCAACCTATACCGCCAATAAGCGATTCCGTATCGTACAGCCTTCTCATATACTTGAGGAGCGTGAAGTCGAGTTCAACATACCGCTATATAGTGATATGGGCGAAGCAATCGGTAAGAGCATGGATTATCAAGCATGTAAGATGGATGTCAGAATTGTATCTGGTTCCACAATGCCTGTTAATCGCTGGGCTTATCTTGCTGAACTCAAAGAACTGTTACAGCTTGGTGTCGTTGATGACTTGGCTGTGCTCGCAGAGACTGACATCAAGGATAAAGAACGCATTGCTCAGAGAAAATCTCAGTATGCACAGATGGCAGGCAAGATAGAACAGATGGAAGAAGCTCTGAGCGATTCAGAGGGAACCGTCGAAACTCTGGAGCGTCAGTTGGTACAGGCTGGAATCAAGGAAAAGGTTACACAGGCTGCCCTAAAGGTAGGTGGAATGGAGAAAGACTATGAAGTTGCTCTCGATAAAATCCTAACTGACACGGCTGCAAAACAAAAGGTCTTGAACGAAGTTACAAGTGCAAAAGCACAAATGCAACAAAGTCAAGAGAAATCTGTTGACAAAAACAAGAATAATAGTTAGATTATTCGCAGGAGGTAAAAATGGGTAAAGAAAGCACAGGAATCGTAGGTAACCCCAATATTGACTTATCAATGGTTGATGACGGCTCCGACGGTAACGCTGATTTCTTTGAGGCCCTCGATCTCAAAGTTAATGGTTCACAGTTCGATTTATCAGGAGAAGATGATAATGAAGGA